AAAGATAATGTTATTATCTGTAGCAAAATTTATTTCGTTATCAGCATCTCTACCAATAGCTAAAGCAGCGTTCTTAAGAGATGTTATTGATGTTTGACTAGTACCTAATACAAAATCTAATGTATTATCACTATCATCATATGTTACTGCAATACCTGTTTCAGTATTCGAACCAACCATGGCTCCAACAGTATCTGCTATTGATTCGCCAATAGCAGTACCATTCAGTGATAGTGTACCTGCTACATCGACGTTAGCAGAAAACTCTGCAGTTGGAGCAGTGAATTTTAAATTACCAGTTCCTGTGTCTGCTATATATGAATGTGAACCATCATGATATATCTCTAAGCCATCTGATGATGTGCCAAGTATGACCTTCGCATTATCATTAAAGATCATGCTACCTGTCATAGTAGCTCCTGTAGTTGTTACACTACCAGCAACAATTCCTTGATGTGCTTTTAGAGCAGCAACAATAGTAGTAGCACCAATATCACTATTGGTTACTTCGTCTAAATCACCTATCTTCGTACCAAGCTCATTAGTCTTCACTCTCCATTGTTCGAAGGTATTTGCCGTTGTTACGTTAACTGTATTTGCCATATTATCTCTCTATTAATTGTTTGAGCATCATTTTAATTTCTGATACGTCTTGTTCTACTTGGTTCAATCTCTCATCATTCTTTTTCAATCTTGCTCTGTTCGCTGAGTGTTGAGCACCGTCACTAGTCATATTTATAATAGCTCCTGAGCGAGTATCTCTTACCATGCCAGGATATCCTTCAACTGGTATCTTCATTACACCCTCAACGCAATTACACGAAGATCTTGACACATTGGAACAGTGCTTGTACTTCCAGATCTCATTACAATCTTCACAGCAAATATAGTAAATGAATTTGCTGAAGATACATTATATTCTGTTTCGTTATATGTATCTCCGTCAGAGAATGCTACTGCACCATTATTACCTGTTGGTGTAGCTGCTACCCATGACTCAGCATCAAATGTTCCTGCCGTATTACCAATCTTATAGTATACATCAACAAATGATCCGTTAGGTCGATTAATATCTAATAAAATTCTTAAAGTATCAGAACTATCATTTAATTCAACTGTCTTCGTTACATATTTCGCTAAGTTAGATCCTTTACTTGCATTAGTCTCAGCAACTGCACTACTATTGTCTATACGATTACCAATTGTAATAAGAGAACATCTCTCTAAATCAATTACTGGTGATAGATAATCCGAAGTCGATGTAAATGTAGCTTGAATTTCTGCGGTATGTGTTGAACCAGGTTTAATAACCTTAGGCGATAATGGAGTATAATCTTCATTAGGTACAATCGCAGCTGTAGTTGATCCAATCGATGTACCATTACCAACAGCTGTATCTTTAATTGTATAAGATGATGTAGTATTAGGTAATACAACTTGACTAATTATTGGACGAGCTGTATTCCATTCTAAACCTTCTGTTGCTTGACACGCTGAACCACCACCATTACCAGCAGTAATTGCATTTGCGTGATTAGCTGCAGCAACTGTAATCGTATAACTATCTCTTGCGATTGCAGTAATTGTGTGTGCTTTGTTTAACTCAGCAGCTGTATAACCATTCGTCGCAGCGAAACCTGCAAGAGTAACTGAATCACCAGCTGAATGACTATGGTCACGATGAGTTACAGTAATAATGTTATCTTGTGCTGCAGTGTTTGCTACAGTAGTTAATGGATCTGCAACTAATTGTCTTGAAGGCAAAGCAGCATTTCTTAATGTTGCAACACGAGTAGTTGTATCAAATACAGCTCTCTTCAATACAAAAGTTAAGTCTTTATTCTGATCAGCAGTCCACGTTGAAGCATTCTGTGACTTGAATAATACACCATTGTATGGTTGTTGTGATATTCTATTACCGTTTTGATCTTCTTTACCAAGCTCAGCGAATCGTACGATGTACTTATTTGAGTTAGCCATAATAACAATAGCATACTCAGTGCCATCTTGTAGATACACTGGGGATGGGAATGTAAATGTTGTTGCAGCAGTTGTACTAACTGAACCAGGATTAAGTACTACATTAGCAAATGGAAGAACGTTTTGAGTTGGGAATCCATTTACCATTTCACGTATACTTACTTGTACCGGTATAGCAGCATCTTTCGCAGTAAAATAAAGATCTACTGAAGTAATAAATGCAGCTTGGTCAAGTAATATTGATTGTGCTAATGGATCTTCCCATCTTCTTATTACTCTGCCAATAACTCTTTCATTATTTCTTGTATCACTTACTGAGTTTCTCTGAATAACAGGAGTTCTTGTAGAAACAATAACATTCTCTCTTGTCTCTAATAATCCTGTTGCTTGATAGTTTGCTGTAGCAGATGTAGTAGTTACGTCATCATCATTTGTAGATGATTGAGTAAGTTTAAATTCTTTCTGGCCAGTAGCGAAGCTTAATGATGAGTTATTTGGTATAAGGAATGTACCACTTACTGCACCGTTCGCATCAGTCGTTAGAGTAGATGCACCACCTGGGTGAGCAGTAACTGTATTAACACCAACTAAAGGTGTAAATGAATGACTTCCTGATTTAACAAAGTTAGCAACTGATACACCATCGAAGAATGCAAATACTTGAACACCTGGTTTCATACGTGTTGCAGCGAAGGCAACTAGTCTTGTTCTCATGAATGGTATAAAGTTAACCTCTACTATACGATCACCAACACTAAATCTTGATGTTTGCACTTCAATTGTTCGTTGAATACCTGTTCTTGTGGCTGTTCCAGTCTCAATTACATCTCTACGATCAGATGCATCAACACGACCAAGTCTTGTTCTTCCAGACCAGTTCGTTGACCAATCACCCCATACAGTACCTACTTGAGGCTCGAGGACTTTCATCATTGCATCGAATTCACCATCGTTATTAATAATAACTTCAGGTCTACGGTCTATATCTCTCCACTCATCAGATGATGGTGTAAGTGTCATTCCACCAGTCCAGTTAAATACATCATATGGATTAACATTGATTTGACCAGAATATTGCGTTTGCGATATCACAGTACTAGCAGTTGTATTTGTAGTATATGGTAATGTAATTAAATCACCAGTCTTTTGAGTAGCAGATGAACTACTTGTGTATTCTAATGGAGCATTACCAGATGCAAAAGATGGTCTTAATATACGATTTAGTATATCAACAGAAGCACGATATTCAGGCGATGCAGAGTTAGATACTCTTGTATTTGCAAATGCATCTACTAAATAACCTGATTTAAATCTTGGATTATTACTTCCATCTAATATTTGTTTATTCTGTGCTTCAGACTCTAAGAATGATAGTACTGAATAGTATTCTACTTGAGCTATTCTCTTATCAATACGACCAATATCTCGCATTGTGTATCTACGATTATCAATAAATGAAACTGTAACTTCATCAGGAGTTAATGTAAATGCTGGAAGAGATAGCGTATATAAATGCATAGCATCTGTAGGAATTTCAGGCTCCGAAGGATAAACCGCTGGAACACCTGGAGAAACACCAAATACACCACTCGAATCAAGATAAATCTTATCTATTCTTGGCAGATAGTATTGAATATTTGTTGAGAACTGAGAGAACCTTACTGGAGCAACTGCTGTTGTAGCACCTGTTCCTGTAAAGTTACCACCAGCATTACCAACTCTTGGTCTAAAGTCAATAGCTGATCTTAATTCTATATCACCAAGCTTAGGAATAGCTGAGTAATCTATTTGACCAGTATATGAATCAACTGAGAAGAAGTCTCCTGTTGAATGTGAGAAATACTTATATGTTACTGTAAGTGCTACAGCTGCTGTGTAGTTCGATGTAGTCTTTAGTTTAATACGACCAACATCATAGTAATCATCTCTTTGGCCATTATCTAATTCAAAGTGAGTAGTAACGTTAGCAGAACCAGAAGTTTCAACAACTGATACTAAAGTATGTACATCTGCATGGCCAAGAGCTTGACCAGTACCAGTAAAGTCTGTGCCTGCATTAAAGTTTACAGCAGTATTTGAACTAAGTGTCTTTGACTTTTGAGCTAATGTACGTACCATTGGAGCGATGAGTCTTACTGTATCTCCTACAGCACCATCACTGCCACCACCACCTAAATCTCCAGATGTTGGTAAGTTAGCAATTACGACACTCGGTGGGTTTGCACTATTATTGATTGTAATATCAGCTGATAATACTTCTTCACCACCATCTCCATCATTTGTATCATTAATTAGAATCCAGTTTGTGTTAGCTGACTTCGAACCAAATTGTTCTCCAGCTGATAACGCAGTAAATGTAGCAGTACCAGAACCTGATACTGTTGCACTACCGACTATACGATTGACATTATAACTAAAGTCAAAATCATCTGCAGCAGATTCATCAACTTCTCCGTCTAATGTTTTAATTCTTTTATATGGTAACTCATATACTAAACTGTCAGGGCCGATGTTATATGCGGTCGCAGCACCACTGTCCGCGATCGTTGCGGCAAAGGCTGTACCTGCCGCGGTACCTTCTTTGTCATCTAGCTGAGTTGCAGCTGTCATTGTACCAGTAAAATCGAATATATGTATTCTATATCTTGACGCAGATGTTGCACCATTACCACTTACTCTTTCGATTGAACGAGCTCTACATGTACCAATCTCTGTACCACTAGAATTCTCAATCGATATCTTACCATATGTGGTAATATCAGGAACTCCAGTCATCGCTGTGACTTCAATAAAGTTATTATGAGTAATCTCTACAAGCTTATCATCAACTACCTCTGATGTTCTTGCTCTATCAATGTGTACATTTGTATTTGATAATGTTTCAATCTCAAATCCTCTTACATAAGCTTTCGAAGGCTCAACAACTGCGGTTAATTTTGTAGCATCAGGGCTTGAGGCTTGATGTGTTTTAATAAGAGTTTTAAATGGATTAACATAGTAGTTACCTGATTCATCAAATGTTCTACGAGCTAATTCTTGTTCTAATAAACTATACTCAGGTGAACGAGCATGTTTAGTAATAATACCAGACTCTAATCGAGCAATAAGAACAAAGTTACCAGAGCTTGCATTAACTGCTTGAGAAGATAATGCTGCTGTAATAGAATAACGATGTGCACCTGGAGCAGACTCATTAGGAGTGCCAGTAGCATTATCGTTAAGAGATGAATCAGTACCTGAACTAACAAGAGATTCTGTAACGAGTAAGCCGATGTCAAATGATACATCAGGAGAGTATTTGTTTAAAACAATTGTCTTTGCTTTAACTGTAACAAAGTGTCTCTTAATATAATAGATACCATCTTCGATAGATACAATTGAACCAAATCCAACTGGTGTTTTACCATTCGCATCATTAGAACTTGCAACTGTAGCTGTCTTACTTCCAGTTGCTGTTAATGAAGCACCTGCGGCAAACACCGCACCTGAAATGTATTGTACAAATAGAGTAATTGAATCATCACCGCTTGCTAATGTAGCATGAATAACACGAGCAACATTTGTACCATCACTGTATTCAGTACCAACAATGTCTGCAACTGCACTTGTGTTACATGCTGATAATCTTACATAATCAATTTTATTATGTAGGTGTACTGCACCTGGTACAACAACCGAACCATCTTTAAATAAATGATCTCCTGTAGAAGAGATCTGATGTTGTAAAGATGTTTGCAGTTGAGTTAACTCTCGTGCTTGTACCGCCTTACCGGGTCTAAATAATATCCTTTGATATTGTTCTTTAGGGCTGAGTGTATTGCCTGATGCAACCGACTCAAAGTCGTCCCAATATGGTTCTACGTTAAATGCTATTGCCATGTCTCTATCCTATTTAAAATGCGATTACTAATCTTATTGTTTCTACTTGTCCTGTTCCACGTGTTGTAGCTGTTCTATTCTCTACAAACATTACATCACCTTGATGGTGGTTAATAAGAGGTGCACCTACCGCTGAGATTTGATTACCAGCACCTGATGAACCAGTTGCTCTCGTCAAATGCGAAGTAGTAAATGTACCGAACCCAGTAGTTTCGTTTTGTATATAATGTAATACACCGCTTGTGTTATTGTATTCTACAACGATACCTTTAGCACCAACTGTGCCACTAGTGTGACCTTCAAATGCGAAGTCAGCAACATATGTAGATGCTAATGAAGCAGGAATCGTTACACTCTTACATGTATTGTATGCTGCTGCTTCAGCAACTTGAGCGATTGTACCTGTACTTGAACCTGATAATGTTGTAGCGATTGCTTTAAAAATTTCACCAACAACTGGATTACCACTCGTTGAACCTGCTGTTGCGAAGTTAGCATCTGTAGTATTACCTTTCGTTAAGATCTTATAAAAGTTACCTACAACCATTGAGTTTGCGGCTGAGATCGTTGCACTCTCATTTGCTTTCTCAATAGGGTTTTTAACAACTGCTATTTGTCTAAAGTCATTTGAATCTGGAATTGTACCAGACTCATCACCAGTAAATACAGTATTGACTGTTACATAGTGTGCTCTTAAATCATTAGTAGGATCTGCGCCAAATCCACCAATTGGTCCAATCACTGGTCTTACTGCACCGTTTGAACCTGAACCACCAGTTATAGTAACTGTAGCATGACGATAACCTGTACCAACGTTAGTCATTGTAATACCTGTGATCGCTCCACCAGATACCGTAGCTGTAGCTGTAGCACTTGATCCGTTACCTGAGATTGTTATTGTAGGAGCTGAAGTATATCCAGTTCCTGCATTTGTAATCTTCATATTATAGATTGCACCATCAACAGCATTACCTTGTACTGACCATTGATTCGTCAATGCAGTATCAGATCCACCTGCTGGTGCTTCTGCTATACGTCTTACTGGTATAAATGATGACGTTAAGAATTTAGTTACATCAGCTGTTGGGACTGTATACATGTATTTCCATATATAACCATCTGATCCACTATGATTGATAACACCTGATGTTTGAACACCCGTGTCGTCAGGGTTAGTAGTAGAAGCTCCTGCTCCTGCCTTTAAACACATATAAACATTATTATTCGCTGAGATAACGAAATATTTTTTGCTTTCTATGTTTGTATCTTGATCATCATATTCTATATAAGTTGTACCAGATACCCATAGATATCTTGGTGCACTATGAACAATGTCTCCAGCATCAACTCTCTTCATGGCGAACATGTTTTCCCATAAAGTATGTGATGCGTAGTCATTTTCATATGGGGTATCTGGAACAGAATCATCTGCCCATGCATTTGGCCGTCCCAAGGCCATATAGAATTGATTATCACTTAGACTTTCTACAAACTTATTCGTTGAATCCAGTCTGAATTTACTTGTGATTATTGCTGCCATGTCTTTTCCTTTGTTTTATGAAATAACGAGTGAACTAGCTCCACCCATTCCGAATTGCGTTGTTATATTGTTATTTATACTATCTTCCAGTGTCCAGTGAGCAAAATCTGAATTTGGTCCTAAATATAGGAACTTCATATTTTCCCAATGGTTTTGCATACCTATTTTACTAAGTTCTGAACTTCCATTAGTAAAGTGAGTATACGATTTCTCTAATATGTGCGAGTTGAAACTTACTGGTCCAACTTGGAATGCACCGATGTTAAAGTTAATTTCACCAGCTGGTAATTGATTACCAAGCTGTGCTTGTGTATTTCCTTGATCGAGTACTTTAATGAGTATCGCAATCTCACCAAAGAACTTAAATCCAGCTGGATGGATCAATCTTGTAAATGCATTACTCCAATCTGCGATGTTTGAACCAGTTCTTAATACGTATGAAAACTTTTGATAGTAAAAAGAGTCTTGTAAAAACTTTTTATCTGATAAGAATCCATCATTATTCGTAAACAAACCCTTTGGATATGTTCTTACAACATCACCGTTAGCTAAAGCAGTTGTAAATGTTAATTTGTATTTAGTAGTTGTATCTGAATATACAGTCTCTGTATAATCTGTGCCTGGAGTTTTAAATGAGTTATTAACAAATACAACATCATCATCTAAAAATATAGCATTACCTGCATCATTATTTCCAGTTACTTCAGTTGGTGTACCAGATATTGTAATTGTATTCGTAGGTGTAAATGCAGTTCTATCAGCCTGAATAGCGGCCGCTTGATCAGTCCAATTTCCATCAGATGGATTAAGTATATCTACGAATGGAAAATATGTTTCTACTTCGTCATCGTATATAACACGAAAGAACGATGTGATTGATTCAGGTGTACCTCTACTTCTATAGAACTCGATTAAGTGCTTATAGAATGTTCTTGGATTTGTAGCGAAGTCTCGCGGTACAGCAATACCAATTTCGTTCTGCAGCTCAGTTAATAGTTTCTCCTCAACATAATCAATATCTCTTTGAATATCTAATGAGTTAAGATAAAAGCCTGATTCGTTTGAACGTTCTAAATATAATGCATACGTCTTAAGAAAATTAACCAGATCAGGATATGAAGACTCGACATGATCGGGTACTAAGTCATCTATATATGACGATATATTATATTTTCCAAGACTATTTGACATTAGTAACCACTGCTCGTTGTAGTGTAATCAATACCAGCAGTTGTACCGCCAGTAGCCATTGTATCTATCTCACCTGAAATAGTAGCTGTTGAAGTATTAATATCTAATAACACATTTCTTGCAGGCGATACATCAGTACTCGCTGGTTTAACCGTGACATCGATTGTAGTTTGCCCTGTAGGTAATGCAGTTGGATTAAATGAGTTAAGAGTAATTGTACCGGTAGTTTCATTTACTGATCCAGCATTCGTATCTAACACTAAGCCTCCTGCGTCAACCACTTGAATAATACGTGTATCCGAAGTTGTATCATAAAAGTCTTTTAGCTTTGCTTGAGCTGTGCCATTAAATGTAAATGTATTTGATGTTACATAAGAACCAGTTGAAGAACTCGTACCATCTAAATCAGTTAATGCTTGATTAAACTTTAATGAATAAGCCTTCGCAGTACCAAGTGTAGGTGTAATCTTTTGAGTCATCTTCACTCGTGTAACGTTCGATATAATAGATATGTTTGTATCATCAATCTTCTTTGCTACATTCGATAATCTAAATACTCCACCAAATGTTTTTAATACGTCTGTATTGTGTTGCACTAATGTATTCCTTATAGATGTTGATAGACCGGCCGCAGTTACTGTAGCTAAGTTAGGATTAAACTTAAAGAATATTTCTAAGTCAATGTAGATAAATGCAGGGTCAATAAGAACAGGAGTAATACTTACAACGTTTTTAGGTTTAAGAATACTTGTTTTAATTGTTTCTTTCTGAGCCTCAGTTAATGTATCTGATGACTTTGGTTTAATACTAATATATACTTTACCATAATCAGGAACATCGTGTGATTCTCCGCCCCATACAGATACAGCATCTACATCACCAAATTCGTTTTGAATGATTGACTTATAGTCATCAGGTGTGACTGCACGATTTTGTGCTACGAATGATAGCGGAGCATTAAACTTAATTGCTTCTTTTGTTTCTCTTGGTGCACCACCTACAGCCTTTGTAACAAGTGTGATTGTCTCATCTGTGTTACCATTTAATGTCCCAGTCATTTCAAATACTGTAGCACCATTTACATCTAAGCCTGAAGAAATATATGCATATTCAATTGTTACTGTATTACCATTACCTGGTCTCTTACCAAGAATATTATCACCAAATTTAACCTCATAAAAGCCATCACGAGTTTCTTCTAAGAAATATACTTCACTCGTACCATCTAAGTTTACCATATTTGTATTTAAAGTATAAGTCTTTGTAGCATCAGTAGATGATGAATCGGTAACAGTAACTTTAATTGAATCTGTGTTTACATTTGCTTGAGGTAATATATATTGTTCAAATGTATTGTTTTGATATGTGTATTCTACTGATGTAAGTGTACCTTGCTCGATAGCTATATTCGAAAAGTTCCAACCGTTATTAAATACAATTGTAGATGTCTCACAAGCAAACATTGGATAATCAACACCATCAACAGTTGTTTTAAATGCGGTGCCTCTTGTCATGCTTAACGGTAATGGTGTATTACTACCATCGTGATTATATAGTGGTGTAGCAGTTGTATCATAATTCATTCTTACATTTATGTAAGCCTTCGATGGCGAAATAGATTTAGGAGTATAACCTAATAGCTTAGCATGAGATACAATAGAAGTTCGTAGCTGAGCCGTATCAAGGAATGTTTCGTTCAAAGCGAAGTTAGCATTCATTGAGTTGATATGTGTTACATATGCTAATACATCAATAATGGTTGACATTGCAGAGCCATCGTAGTTGTAGTCATTGAAGGTTGTATCAGTTGCCTTCATATATGTAACTAGATTTGTTTTTATCTGATCAAAGTCTAATTGACTTGCATTAATTCTTCTTTCGATTGCCATTATCGTAATCTCTCTATTGTGGTAGATATATCAATTATTTCATTATTTGATACAACTTGACCGGTTACTGTTATAAATACTTCGTTATCTTCTGGTTTTGTTTGGATATTTACGTTAAGAACACGTATTCTTGGTTCATAATTTATTAAAGCAACCTCTATACTTGTTGCCATATTAGCAGCTGTGGTATTACTCATATTCTCAAAGAGATATGCTCGTAGGTTTGCACCAAAGTTATAATCGAATGGTCTTTCACCATGATTCGTACGAAGTATATTAAGACAACTTTGTATTACTGCTGCATTATTCTTTTTTATTCCAACGTCATTTGTATTAGGATTTTGCTTAAAAGAAAAATCTAAATCTTTATACGTTTCTTGTCGTGCTATCTGTGCCATATATCTTATTTATACATTTATTATGGATTTTGAGGACCATTTGTGTTACCTTGTGATGTAGCATCTATTCCAGTATCAGGTTGTGTATGAACATGAGTATTTAAGTTAATGTTAGTACCATCAGTATTTGTTTGTAATACTTCAGTTACATTCACGTCGCCGTCTAATGTTATAGTAGGAGATTTTAATGTCATATTACCTACACTCGTTATATCAATTGTGCTCGTATCACTTGTGGCATCAAAAGTAATATTACCCGCTACATCCACATCGAGGTTACCACCGACATCTATATCTGCATTGTCTAAGACATTTATTTTAGCACTTTGCATTGCTGTAATATCTGCTTCACCACCAATAATGGCTTGTAATTTACCTTCAGTATGTAATTCAATAACTCCGTACTCGGCAATATAAGATGTTTTATCAGGATATGTCCATTTTCCATCAACCAATGCTACTTTACTTGCATCATAATCTGCAAAGCTAGTAAGAGCATCAGCATATGGTGCTTGTGCTTCTGTTGACATCTCTTTAACTGTTCTCATATTTCTATAAGTTAATGTAAATGTATCTGTCTTTACTGGAGGAAACCATTGTGTAATAGCTTGGTGTTTAGTATAACCAGTTAAATCATGATGATGCACTGCAACACCAGCATCGTCATAAATTACATGTTCAGGTTTACCTTCACCAACATCAAATAATATACTACCTCTTACCTCACCATCTATATCACCTTTAATAAGTAAGTCTGCATTACCATTAACAGTCGTAGTCATATTACCTTTAACGAGTAAGTCTGCATTTTTGTCAACTGTTGTATATGCATTACCATTTACTATAGTAGTCATATCTTGACCAACTTGAGCAGTTAAATTTTTTGCTACTGCAATATTAGCATCACCGCTTATAATAATTTTAACATTACCTTTTACTTCAAGTGTATCATGACCTGCCACTAACTGATAATTATCATTTATGATTTTTTCTATTTTTGCACCATTTGGGCCTATTTCATATTGAGTACCACTTTTATGTCTTTCTTTTATACGCTCATTACTTGGAGTATCGTCATATTCTTTTACATGCCCGCTCTCTGTCTCATAAACATGATTATATGGATATTTCGGTGCGTATGGACTTACTGGTTCGTAAACACCCCGTTGTTCATTTCTATGTGGATCTACTTCGCCTCTTGCTCTTAAATTGTTATCTTGTGTTCCATCAGTTTTTGTAGGTAAAGTTCCTATAACTAAAAATTCTTGCTGAGCTGCATCAAGAAACATACCACACACTAAACTGCCTTGCTCTCTTACATCACCAGTTCTTGGAACACTTGAGCCTGCATCAAATCCATAATCAGGTGCAACATCAGTAATTATTTTGGCTGGAATTATTTCAGATTGTCCAGCTGGACCAGGAATTATTTCTTCTGGTTTTGTTATTGCTTCAGGTAGAAGATCTCCTGTTTTCCATAATACTTCTGCCTTTAAATTAACCGAGTGACCTTGGCCAAGTGTTGCCGGTGTATTTGCAGGCATAATAACATTTGACCATCCTAATTGATAATGTGGTATATCGTCATGAAACCCATATACACTTACCTTTACTCTTCCAAGTTTTTCTGGGTCATTAATAGATTTTACTTCACCGAAGTCATACATTATGCGTACTCTCTTAATAGTTTAATGTTTTGTAAATATGTTACGTTTCCATCGCCAATCGTAAACATATGATTGATATCAGCTATGATATAAGATCCATCTGAAATAGAATATGATACTTCACTTTCACCTAATTCTAATAACGTAGCTTTACCTGCTCCTAAATATGGAGAAGGTGTCATACCATTAACCAAAATAGTATTATTATATATTCTTCTTTTTTGATTATACGCAGCTTGATTATTTGGTGAATTAACATCTGAAAATAAAGATTTTTCTTGGTATTGTACTGGTTCACCATGCGGTCCACGTGATTCAGTTAATACATCATATAATTTAGAAGATAATTTATGACGAACTGATACAGCTGAAGAATTATTAGGTAATGCTTCATTCTTCTTTATTTTAGTTTCATCTAATTGAACTTCATGTAGTTTAAATCCGTATTCTCCACTAGCAAGTTTATCCGCTTGATGCATTTTATATTCTTGTAATTCAAAATTAGAAGCTGCGCCTTGCTGTACAACTTCTCCAGCTCCTAAATCTTGCAGACTAATATTAACATCTTTTATAGAAAATCTATCACCGTTCGGATTAACATGAAAATCTTTATCCATATCATAAAGAGCAGCTAATCTACATGTACCTTGATCCCACAATCTTTGATAAAAATAAAATCCAGTGTGATGAGGACAAACAGCAGTATTTACAACATTGTTAATAGCGTTTAACGCAGGTATATTTGGAACAATATATTTTCCATTTGTTGAAGCTATAGAATTAATTTGAAGTAATGAAGAAACATCAGTTACAGATTCATATATCTTACCAGCAATATGATGACTTGTTCCGCTAAATACTTTATTAACATCATTTGTTTTTAAGTGAAATTCTTCTGGAGTAATCAAATGTAGAACATACTGTTTTTCTGACTTAAATATTTTCATTTGGTTAATACCATCCATCATAAAAATATTAGTACATGTCTCATCAAATACTGTAAATGATATCTCAACTGGAACTAATTCATTATTTCCACCAATGACTCTATCAAAAAAGTTAATACCATCAAGAATTTGCAAATTACCTTTTAGTAATCCATTAATACTTTCAAAGAATGTCATTCCTTGTATTAGACTAGTAATATCAGTCGTAGCTGCATAGACTTTAAAATTATTTATTATCATTATGCCATTGCACTTATAAATGCTTGTGCTATAGTGTTTATATGTTGAGGTTTAACTACTTTAACTTGTCTATTTTGATCTGTTACTGCCGTCTCATAATCGAGCAATGTATAAGGTATTGTTACGTTACTGCGTCTTACTCTAACTCCTGATGTATTTCTGTGGTGATGCGGTGCATAAGCTTCGCTCTTAATAAAATTACATGCAGCTGCAGAACCAGAAGTTGCACCATTAATTGTTTCACCGGTTATAGTAAATGTACCAGATGTTAATTCAATCGTGACATAACCTAAATTAACATGTATTTCTTTTACAACACCCTTAGCACCTGAGACTGAGCCAGTCACTGTCTCGCCAACTGTAAATTTATTGTTTAAGTCATCATCGGTATCAGCAGCTAAGTATTGATACTTATTAGTACAATAGTCTATTAGCTGGGCTGAACTCATTGGCCAATCGTCCCATATATTTTTTATTTGTGGATTAAGTAATAAGAAAGTCCAATGATATCTTTCATCATCATATAATCTTTTCGAAAGAATATCAGGCCTTTCTCCATCTGCTACTGTTACTGTTTCATAATATGTAGTACTGTTTAATAACGCATCAGAAACTTTAGCTCTAGCAGTTAAATTTTTTAATGCATCTAAATTACCAGATCCATCTACATCAATTGCTACACTAGGTATACTTGCAAAGTACATTACATACCTCCTTCAATATCATGTCTGTAAATTGGAACAATCTCTTTAAATGTTACTGACATCGCAACTTCAACTGGGTTATTTCCATTTTTAAAAAAAGATGTATTGTTTGGGTTATATGTAACATTAACAGATTCAATAACGGTTGGCGGCATTTGTATCATATCGCCAGCTCCATGGAATGATGTTACAACATGGTCTGGAACAGTTAATGTAAGAGAATCGTTTCTTTTTGCGTGAGCTGCCCTTCTAAATGATTTAATTATTTGTGTTACTTGGTTTGATTCCTCTCTACTATCTGGTAAAAATGTAAATGAAAATGTAAAGCTTCTTAATTGTGTTGATTGATACGCCATATAATCATGAGGATTAGCTGCTTTACCAGTAGATCTTTGATATTCATCGCTTACAATACTTGCACCTGCTGCACCAATAAAACCACCAGCAAGCTTTCCTTTATCTGCTATAAATGAACTAATTTTAGGCGCTATCTTTCCTAGCAGTTTAGGAATGTATGTCTCACTAAATGCACCTACTCCAACACCAGCCGCTCCCAAAGCAGCTTGAGATGTTGCTACTGTACCTGCGCTTTCAGCTGATAAATCGTCTAATCCGCCTTCAAGTATTCCTGCTGTTTTTCTTGTTGCTTCATTATAAACAATCGAATCATTTATTTGAATATCAGTTGGCATATACATCGCTATAGAACCAGCATACTGTCTTAATGCTGCAGTAAACCATCCTCCTTTACCTGCTTGGCCAGCTGCTTCGAGCATAGTGGATCCACTATGAGGATTCGAATCTTCTGATATGCCATCAGGCATATAATCTTGTAATAGTGAATAATATGTTCCTTGAAATGCTAAATCATTTGGATCTTTGTTATTAGCAGATCCAGCCAATTTCATAGGACCAGCAGTTAAGTTTCTTGCTTTTTTACCAGCTTCACCCATATTTTCTAATCTATCTAATTTTTTCTTTGGAGTTATTTCCATAAATTCAAAAAATACAAATGGTTCCATAGCATCTTTTTTTATTCCTGAATTTTCATCAGCTAATCTGCTTTTTGCATATTGACTAGATGAATTCGAATTATAATTAGTAGCAGTATTAAAATCTTCTCCTACTGTTGAAGGATATTTAAGATTAAACGGATTTTTCTTTTTATAAAAGTCCCTAGCTTGAACTCTTGGTTGAAAAATATCCCCATTCTTGAGTTTCACATTTGGAAAATCTGGATCCATATTGGCATTTAATCTTCTTTCGTATGCGTCTGACATAATTAGTCCTTGTATTCGTTATATAGTTATTTATAATGATTTGTATAAATAGTTGTATGAAAAAGACATATTCTGGCTCCTGGAAACCAAAGAACTTAGAGAAGTATAAAGGTAATCCAAATACAATACGTTATCGATCGTTATGGGAACGCAATGCGTTTAGATACTTAGATACAAAAGCAACGTGGGTTAAATGGTGGAACTCAGAAGAA